CTTCCCAGTCGTCACCTTGTAACTCCAGCCAGTTGAGTACTCGGTGGTCAAAATAGCCAAACTCATCAGGGCGGTCCCAGTCAACCCAGACGACAGTGACAACAGTGGAGTCCACCTTTCTTGCAGGGTCGATTCCAACGACCACTGGGGTCTTGTGCCAGACTTTGACGAGTTCCTGAGAAGTGTCACCCAGAGCATCCAGAGCGGAACTCGTGACAAACATACCTCGTTCAAGTAGCCATTTACAGTTGTACGACATCTGGAACTCATCAGAATCCTCTCCAATACGAAGCATCTCTTGCTTAATGAACTTGTGGTATTTGGGGTTAACCTTGGCTACCTCACGCCAATCCCACTGGAAGTGATTCTGTCTATTGCCTCGTTGTGTTTGTAGTCGTTTGTTTAGTTGGATGGCTTTGTAGAAGTTGTTCTTGCTGGTTGTAGGGGTACCAGTCTTCACCATGGTTCCTGCGTAGTATGCAAGCATCGGGGAGATTGACTTGGCTACTACAAAGTCATCTGCTTCCTGACACTCATCGATAACGATAAGGTGGAACGACTTAGACTCAATCTTTGCTCGTGGGTTAGCAGTCATCATTGTGATTGATGAACCAGAGTTCTTCAAACGAATCTGACGAGTTACGCCACCGATACGCTTGGCCTCATCGTCAATCTCAGAGTCTCCTAGAACCTCTAGGGCTCGTTCGGAGGTTAGACGGGTCACTGCTCTGTTGAACAGTGTTTCGGCCTGACCTTCAGTAGGAGCAAACAAGCCTACCCAGATGCCATCTTTAAACTGACCCAATAGGTCGGGGTATAGTTTGGCAAGGCGTGGAAGCAGAATCATTAGGGTAGCCACAGTATCTGCCACAGTCTCAGACTTACCTGACTGACGAGAGGCTAGTGCGGTAATCTCCTTACCATCGCCAATGATTACAGACTCCATCATCCGTCGTGCCAAAGGTTTCTGGTAAGTATGGAGGTCGTGGCCAACAAGAACGACAAGGAACTGCATCATCTTGTCGACAAGTCTGTTTACAAAGTCTTGAGATAACTCATCGAGTTCTTCATCTTTTTCAAACGACTCAGTATCAACAGACTCACCCTGATAGAACTCAGGGCTTATTTCCTCAAACTTATCGTCTTCAAAACTCATTGTTCGGACCTCTTGATTAGTTCTTGCACAATGGCTAGAAGGGCTTCTGCGCCAATCTCTGCCTCTTTAAGGAGTTCTGGAGTACCTCCACGAATACCAACGATGTTCTTGCCAATAGTGAACAACGAGTTTTCAGCCCAAATAGTTAACTCAGGAGTCGAGATTCCAGAAACTCGTTTCTGCAACTTGCTCTGGGGCTGGTGTCCAGCCTTCTTCAAAATCTTCATATGTTAGTAACCGTCCTTGCATAGCGTTATTGAGTGCCGATTCTTCGTCTTCTTGTTTACCATTCCACTTGCCAAATACAATGGCTTTATGGAGAGGCAACCTTAGAATGACTGGAGTAGCGGTTCTGAATGGCTCCTCAATTTCTTGAGTCCATCCACGAACTACCAGTTTCCAACCCCATTTTACTGGGAAGTCAATGTATTGTATGAACCGAGTTTTACCGATTTCGTGTACCTTGGGCATGTGTTCCTATGGTTTGCGAGCCCTGCCAGCAGTTGCTGGGTTCTTTCCCTTACCTGCTTTTGCTCGTTTAGTGGCTTCACTAAGGGTATCACGTTCAAACTTTCTTTGGCGTCTAGCCGCAGATGGAGTTCGGTAATCCTGGATAGCATCGAACAGAATCTGGTTGGTTCTGGAGATACGATACAGTTCTTCTTGGGCACGGGCAGAGGCGTAGGACATGTCAGCCATACCACGAGGCTTCTTATCTAGCCAACGCTTGATATACCAGCCTTTAGACCATGCGCCACGGAATGACTCCCACATCTGCTGGCCGACCTCGTAGTAGTTGTAGACGGTGCCGTCACGGAATACGACAGTCAACACCTTACGGGCAGCGTCATAGCCTGCAGCGACCGTACGAGGGCGGCGAGGGTTAGATGAGGAAGTTGGGCGAATGCTAATGGGAGCAGGGCTCTCCATATCGCCAGCGACACGAGGGTCAGCAGCGTAGTTTGTGTAGTTAGGTACAGTCAGTTCGCCGTTGGCATCGTAGTTGAGGTACTCACCAGCAGTAACGTCATAGCCATAACCAGAGGCCTTTTCAGCCTCATCGTTAAAGATGGCAACAGATTCTATATAAAGACCAGTTTTGGCGGCCTTACCATACCTAGAAGGCAGGGGAAGGGGAGCAGCAACACCCTCTGCTCCCCCCTGCAAAAGTTTCCGATATTGTTCATCGGCAGACCGTTTACTAATACCAAAGCCACCGCCACGACCTACACGTACGTCGTTGCGGTTGTTTAACTCTTCAGCAGATGGGGACGAATGGGGAATTCGACCTTGAGTCCTGCCTCTAGCCATGGTACTGCCCTGCTATTGGTGGTTAGTTATAGATGTTGTAAGTAATCGCCGTTGAACCAGCCTGAGCACCGCTAACGTTCTGGCTACCGATAACAACAGTGCTGGTGCGAACACCTGCAATAACTGATGCTGGGTAGAACACTAGTAGTGCACCTGCCGTAACGTCAGCAGTTAGAGCCTTGCTGATGGTTAGAGCGTCGGTTGAACGAGCAGTCACAAACGTACCGTCAGGAATACCTGCACCAGTAACGATTGCACCAACCATGTAAGCAGCACCTGTACCAGAAGCAACGTTTAGAGTCACAGTAGCGTTAGTTGAAGCGGCTGCAGCAACTACAAAGTTGTCGCTTGAAGTAGGGATATTTGCTGCACCAGTTAGACCAGTCAAAGCGTACTGGAACTGGGTGCTACTTGGGACAGCAGTAACCTGAACCGCAGCCACTGGCAATGAACCAAGAGAACTGTTTAGTTTAGAGGTTGCAGCAGTACCAAAAGTCAGCAAGTTACTGAAAGTAACCTTCTTGCTTGAGAAAGTACCCAATGGAGCCTGGCTTAGAGTCAAGGTGGTTCCGCTGATTGCAGTGATGATGGTTCCGTCAAGGATTCCAGCACCAGTAACAGTCTGACCAACAACCAAGGCGGTTGCGTTGTCTACAGTTAGGCTGGTTGAACCTGCAGTACCTGAAGCAAACTTAGCAAGGCTAAAGGTCACTGAGGTAGTGCTTAGAGCCAAAGTGGTTGCCTTGCTCAAAGTGATTGAAGTAGTTCCACCACCAGACGACACGTAAGTACCGTCAGGGATACCAACACCAGTCACTAGATGACCGTTAACAGTGTTGGTAGCAACGTTTACACCAGTACCTGTAGGAATGGTCAAAGCAGTTGAACCAGAAGTAGCAGTACCAGTGGTTACTACTGAACCTGCAACTAGGGCTGCAGTGCTAGTGGCAGAACCGCTTAGAGTTACTGCAGTTCCAGTGATTGAGGATACGGTAGTTCCTGCAGGAATACCAGGGCCAGTAACTACTGCGCTGCTAGCGATATTAGTTGCGTCAGCAACTACCAAAGCAGTAGATGCGTTTGGCACAATACCAGTAGTAGCAGCCAAAACAGTAGAGCCAATAACGCTAACTGAGTCACCGACGTTTAGACCGTGAGCAGCAACAGTGTTGACGGTTGCGGTACCTGCAGTAGCAGAACCCGAATAAGCAACAGTTCTTGCAGCAACAACTGGAGTTTCACTTGTTGCAAAGGTTACTGCACCAGTACCGATGTATGCCGTGGTAGGAAGTGAAAGGCCAACAGTTGTACCGTTTAGGTACTGAACAGTGGTTCCAGAAGCGATACCAGTACCAGTTACCGACATACCTACAGTTACAAGCGTAGTAGAAGCAACAGGTAGGCTGAATGAACCAGCAGCAGGGTAGAACGCAATGCTAGTGCTGCTTAGTGAAGCAGTGATTGCGGCGCTCAAAACAACAGTAGTTCCGCTAACGCTTACAACGGTTGCTCCAGTAGGGATACCTGCAGCAACTGCAACTAGTCCTGGAACCAAACCAGTGGTTGAAGCCACGCTGATTGAGTTAGTCAGTACGTTGCTAACAAGTGTTGCACTAGCCGTAGTGCTCAATACAGCAGCACCTGTAGTTGCAATGGTCTTAGAAACTACAACAGCGTAAGCAGTGGCAATGTTTGTAACGTTGATAATCGAACCCGAAGTTGGGTGAGTAACCTGGAAAGTGTCTGCTGTTAGAGAAGCAGAGTTAACTGTGTAGGCACCGTTCAAGGTGGCTACTGTGCTGGCAAGACCATACACTGCAATAACGTCGCCTGCTGCAAGGCCGTGGGCAACGCTTTTGAAAGTAACGGCAGTGCCTGTGCGAGCGGCTTCAGTAATGGCAATACGTCCACCAGCAACAGAGGTTGGGGTGAGAGTACCTGTGAAGCCGTTGTCACGCAAAGCGTCTTTGGCATTAACGTCAGTTAGACCGTCAAGTTTTGGAACGTTGACTAGCGTATTGAAGGTGTACTGAGCGTTACCAGTGGTTCCACCAGTGGTAGTTGCTACTGTGTAAGCACCATCGTCATTTGCTGAGAAGGCTGGGTAGCCACCGTAGCCAGCAAGAAGGTCGTCGTGCTTGTCTTTACCAGGAACAACACGCTTCTTGGTTGGGTCTACAAGGTCTGCTGCAGTTGCTGATGAGGTCTGCACGGTAGCATCGGTTGCCGTCGTGCGGACGTCGTTTGGCTGTGGAGCAAAGTTGCCCCAAACAAAGTCAACTTGGACGTTGCCAGCACTATCTAGAGGTTTGCCGCTGTTAGAAGGCATATTTATTACTCGCTTTCGCAATCATGATTGTTAAGTTCATCCTCGTAGAGAACTTCGCCGCAATCTTTACACTTAAAGAAACGGACATCGTCTAGTGCTACGTGTAAGGAGTCGGCTTGTTGTGGCTCGTAAGCCTTGGGATTCTGCGCTAGAATCTCAGGCGGAAACGGTCCACGAGGACTTGTGTAGCCTTTCGGGTATGTGTGACCCTGAACGGCAAATTTACGAATTACTGGCATCGTGCGACACCCTTCCTTCGTAGAAAGTTTTACGACTTTGGTCGTAATAAAAGGTTGCCCTATTTAGTTAAGTTTGTAAGCCTAAAACAAAAAACTATTTTGACTACATACCGAATGAATCAAAGACACTTTTCATACCAGTAGTCTTTGGAGTTCCAGCAGGAGTTGGTGCTGGCGCTGATGCTCCAGGTTTGGCATCGTTACCTGCTTCAGGGTTAACTGGCTCCGCAACAGTAGGCTTAGG